TACTATTATGCTAATCTGCCAGACGGTCAATTGATATCAAGCTTCAATCCTAGTCTACTCATTAAGAGTGACCAAACATTAATTCGTTTAGACACATTCGGTGCAATACTAGTATTCTATGAATCACTAGTAACTGATGTGTCTAATATGAATGAGGTTGATGTTCAGAATTATGAATTCGCTAAAAAGCGATGTGATGATGAATGGACAAAAGCGTTACAACTTATGAACTTCTATGATTTATATATGGATAGTCCACAAGGACCAACGACAAAACTTGAAGAAAATTGGACAGCAGATGTTGATTATTTCAACGGCGATAGGAGATATTTCTAATGGCTGTAGAAACTTACACTACACAGAATGGACCCACTGTCTCTCAAATGGAGATTATGGATTCATTGCGTTTAACTATACCATCATCTTGGAACATTCCGATCTATGACGAATTTCCTAGTGATATCAGTATGGTTAGATTTGGATTGTATGTAAGTAACGTTATTACTAATGAAAGAAGCGTAAATCAATTAGGTATACAATATTGTGGATCAATCTACAATGCTACTGATACTTTTACATTGAATTATGTTTCGTTTCAACAAGACCCTTACGAATCACAAGTTTGTAACATTATTGGAGATTTAGTAACAACATCAGAATTAGGAATACAGTTGATGGATGGTTATTTTCAAAGAACCTATTCACAAGACTTATCATATGGTCCAACAAGAGCGGCAATTCACACCTGGACATTCAATTTAACGAGATTAGAATTTAATACATAAAGCCAACATACAAGGAGACTAAAATGGCAAGAATTACAGTTAACACATCAGGTACTCAACCAACAATGTTGGTAAGTACAGACCTCATTAGCAACAGTGCTAACTGGGGTAACATTGCAAATACACTAAGTGTAACTTGTTTACAGGACGTAACAATCACTAACTCTACTGGAGTATACTCATACATCGATTTCTGTAGTACAGATATGTATAAGTTAACAACACCAGCAGACAATGAGATTTCTGTGAATATGGTTATCGATGGTGGAGTATTCTTTGGTAATGCAAATGCTACTGCAAACAGTGCTACCTTCTATGGTATATCTGATTTGAGTATCAACAAGATACCATTGCAATTCAAAATGGTAATCAATGGCGGTAATACTACTGCTAATGCTTACTACTACGCTGGTCAAGGATTTATTTCTTCACTAGCACCTACAGCGAGTCCTGATGCACCTGTTTGGGTGACACCAATGACATTAGCTGTCAATGGTAGTATGGTTTCAAACCAGAACCCTTAATCTCAATATAGATGGGAAGAATGGGGATGCTCAAAAGGTATCCCCTTTTTAATTAGGAAAACAAATGACACAACAAGAACAAGTATGGTATAAAACCAATGAAGAAAAATTGCGTAGTCTTATTGCAGACGAAGCAAAGATGATGCCTATGTTAGATAATCTGCAGGCAACAATCAAACAACTAAAAGCAAAACAAGCATTTCGTTTAGCTCTACTAAATCAACTATTAGAAGAACTAACAGATAACGAATAAATACATTACAATAATTTAAAAGGATATAACAAATGAAACTCTCACAACTTACAGCAAAACCCCAACTAATAGACATTCATATCGATGATGAAGATACCATCAAAGAGTTCGGTGAAGCAATCGAATTCTGGACTTGGGATCGTCAACCTATGGATGTTTTTATGAAGCTTGCAAACGCAACAGGTAATGATACTGCAGGTATCATTGGTATTGTTCGCACATTGATACTAGACGACAAAGGCAAAGAGATTCTTAAAGACGATGCTATGCTACCAACACACGTATTGATGAAGGCAATTGGTAAGGTGACTGAACTACTGGGAAAGTAACACAAGACAGTATTGATCCTAAGTCTGAAAAGATGGCTCTCATACTGACTATAGATGGATTAGGTAAGCGTTATGGTATGCTACCTAGTGAAGTCTTGAATAGAAGTAATACATTCGATTTGTATATTATGGATATGGCAATGACATTTGAAAATTATCATCACAAGAAGCAGATGAACAATGGCAGAGACCCAATCCCTGATTTTACAGAAGATGAATTATTAACGCTGTTGAATAAGAATAAGGAACAGTAATGTCTATAACAATTAAAGACAATATCACCGCTAGTTTAAAACGCATCAATAAACAAATTAATAATTTGCCTAAAGAAGCTTTTACTCAGTTCGTAAAAGATACTCCTATACGTAGTGGTAACGCAAGACGCAAAACACGATTGAGTGGTAATAAGATTGTTGCTGGTTATCCATATGCACAAAAGTTAGATGAAGGTTTTAGTAAACAAGCTCCTGATGGTATGACTAAACCAACGGAACAGTTTGTAGAAAAACGTATGGCAGAGATATTAAGAAAGAAATAAAATGGCAGATTTAAGTTATACCGTTGACGTAAACACCACTGGCGCTATTAATTCGCTTAAGAAAGTTGAAACGCAAGTTAAAACAGTTAACGATAGTTTTGCAAAACTAAAAACTGCTATTGCTGGCATAGCATTAGGTGGTCTTATAACTAGAACAATACAGTTTGCAGACGCTATACAAGATGTTAATGATGCTACTGGCGTTGCAGTTGATAAAATTCTAGGCTTTAGTAGAGCAGTCTCACTTAATGGTGGCACAGCAGATGATGCTAATACAGCATTATTAAAATTCAATGAAACGTTAGGCAAAGCAGGTGATGGTGCAGTAGGCGCACAAGCCGCCTTTGCTAGCATCGGCATATCTTTAGAAGATTTAAGAACACTAAGTTCAGAAGATTTGTTTGTAAGAACTATTGATGGCCTAGGTAAAGTCGGCAATCTTAGTGAGCAAGCAAGATTAAAGACAGAATTGTTTGGTAAGAGTTTACGCACGACTAGTTTAACTGGTGTAAGTTCACAGTTTGCACAAGCTACAAAAGAAAGTGAAGCATATGCAAGTAGCGTAAAAGCTGCCGCTGATTTACAAAACAAATTAGATATGGCTTTTAAAACATTGCAAGGTAGCATATTAAAAACAATTGAACCACTAGCTAACTTTGTTAACAAATTAGAACCAGATCAAATTGATAAGATAGTTAAAGCTATTGTAGAAATGAGTGTCGCACTAGGTAGTATTGCCGTCGCGGCCAAAGGTCTACAGATATTAGCCGCACTTGCGTTAGCAGTGGGCGGTGCATTTGCGGCAGTGGGATTAGGTTTATCAAAACAACAATATGCATTTACGGCATTCTATCACGTAGTAAAGCAGGCATCGGCAGTGTTTGGTTCGGCTGGGAAAGCCATTGTAACGATGGGAACAGCTGGTGGAACATTAGCCGGCATTACTATAACCTTAACGTCAAGACTTCAGGGTGTACTGTTTATTCTTAAACAAATTGGTGTAACAATATACTTGTTTGCTACTAAGTTCTTACCTAAATTAATAGCGCCTATAGGCATTATATACGCCGCTTTCGAAAGTCTCAGACTGTTAATATTGTCGATCTTTAAAGTAGATATTGTTGATGAATTTGTAAGTGCTGTAACTTCTGCATACAATAAATTAAAGGCGTTAGCAGGTTTTGCTCCAACACAATATAAAGGCCCAGATACCGGCGATGAAACAGATAGACTTTTAAAACGTTATCCTAAGCAAAAAATGCCTGGCGATAGTTCAGAAGTAACTAGTGGTATAGCTAAACAGATTTCAGATGCACAACAGATTACTGAAAGCTTTAAAGAACAGAATAAACAGACTAATATAAAATTAGCACTTGAAGCAAGTTTAGTAGGACTATCTGAGGATCAACGTGAAGTAATTCAAGGTATATACGAACTAGAAGAAAAGCGTGTTTCCGCTGTAAGTCAATTAGAAGATAAGCTAAAGAATTTAACTCCTGATGAAAAGAAGCTTGGACTAGCTAAAGAACTTACTACACAGATTGAAGCAGTAAACAAAGAGTATGGTATACAGCAAGGCTTAGTTGTTGCTAATATTGAACAGCTACAAACCGCAAAAGCAATTGAGCAAGCACGTGTCAGTCAATTAGAGTATATGACACAGCAGATGCAGAAACAGCAAGAGATTGCTG